GGGGCTGTCATGCAGAAGCGCGCCGCGATTTACGTCCGCGTATCGACCGATAAGCAGACCGCCCAGAACCAAGTCACCGTTTTGCGTCAGATCGCTGGTACGGTGCAGCGCGTTCAGCAGGAGATGAAAGGCCCTTTCGTCGGCGCAGTCGCGTGAGGCCGAGGGCGCACAAGTGAAGCGACAGCGTCCAAAGCCATGATCATCTTTATGACGCTGTTGATCGCCGGAACCAGCATGGTCTTTGCGGCACACCAGTGGTGGCGCGGCCATCACATGATAGCGATCGGCTTTATTACTTTCGCATGGCTTATGGCGGGCGTTGCCGTAGAAACCGCAAAGAACAACCAGAATGCGGAAGCCACAGAAGTTCTCCGACAGCCATAGCCGTTTCAGGCCATCGCTAGTAGCCCGTTATTTCAGATCGCGTCGCGTGGATTGAGTACGACCCGCGCTCGCGCTCGAACAACGAATCCACCGTCATCGGGTCATCCGGCCCCTGGTAGCAAATAGCCATCAGGCCAAATGCGTCCGCCGAATTTGACGACCAGTCGTGTTCCGGGCCAAGACCCAAGCTGCGAATTTCATCGCGGCGTTCGTGATAATATCCAAGAGCATCACGACCGGCCTCAGTGGTTTCCGCATTGAACCAGCACATCGGCATAATGCGACGTACCGCCTCGATCCGCATCATGGCTGCCCCACGGCCCTGATTGGGAATTACAACAGTCTCCAAGCCGGCCTCTTCCAGATGATCGCGATAGCGTTTGCCGGTTATGTTGTTGGCGTTGATGCCATCATGCGGCAGGTAGCAGATCGGGTGTAACCGACGCGACCGCAGTTCGTTGATGTAATACGCTAAGACCTGTCCGACGCCCTCGACATAATCGAGGACGCGAATTGTTTGCCCAACCCATTGCACGAGCCAAATCGCCATTGCATCGGCTTGAGCACCTGCGCCTCCAATGTCCCAAAAGGCACGGATCGGCAATATTGGATCAGCGGCAACAACCCCGATTCGTCCTTCAGCCTAGGCGTCATTCAGAAGCTTTGCAAAGTAAGCGCCCTCAAAGGCTTTGGCATAGTCTCCTTCCCAAATGTGATCGTAGCGTTCTGGATAGAGCTTCCGATCAGTCCAGCGTTCTTGTTCCAGAACATCCGGAAACCATGGATTGTCGCGCCAGTTGGCCTCGACACAGATCGAATCAGGTGGATTAGACCTCATGAACTGATCGACCGCATCCTGCTTGCGACGAGGATTCCACGAAAACCAGATTTCTGAATCCCTCTTGCGGATAGTCGGCCTCAACAATGCAAGGCTGCGTTTGCTAAGGGTTTGCGCCTCTTCAACCCAGCACCTATCAAACCCCTCGAAGCTTTTAATGCTCTCTGCGTTGTGATCCTGCATGCCCTCGAAGACGATGAAGCCATCGTTTGGAGCTTTTATCCGGTCCTTCTGCACCTCAAACAGATGGCCGACGCCGAGAGCCTTTATTTTGTCCTCGATTAACAGCTTCGCCGATTCTTTGAGACTTTTGAGAACTTCGCGGACGCAGATAGTCCTCACGCCCGGCTCGCCAGGAAGCACATCCACATGATCGCGGACAACCAATTCGGCGAAGAAATGGCTCTTACCGCTACCGCGGCCGCCATAGGCGCCTTTGTAACGGCTGGGCTGCAAGAGGGGATCGAAAACCTCAGCCGTTTCGAGCCTCAGTTTTCCTGTCACTGGGTCGAACAATGATGTGCTCTATTGCTGTTACACGCATTGCAATCGGATCGTCGCCGTCCTCGCCACCAATGATCGCCTGGGCGGGCTTGCCATCGAGTCGATCACCAACCTCTCGAAAGGCCGCTGTTTCCTCACCGGCGCGAATCAACAATTGGCGCGCGGCATGGCGAAGCGAACCCTTCGGCGCAGTGCATTCCTTGCCCTCAGCCGCCAATGCAGCTTCCATCCTCAACGCGTCGCGGACCGGCTTGTCTTTGTTTTGCGAACCTGCGGGGCGGCCCCGGGGCATAATATTTTATTCCCTAAATCATTGAATTGCCGTTCATACAGACACATTCACGCTCCGAAAGCGCGAAGCGGTGAAATTCCTCTACCGATGTTTTCCTTAGATGCCGGAATGCCTGCCGGCGGTCGTAATGCCTGAAACTAATTTCTGACTAAATGCGCCCGTACCTCACGCGGCACTAAATTCCTCGAATCCGTCTGCCTTCAATTCCTTGATGATTGCCTGTCGCACATATTCAGACGCGGTGGTCAGTTTCCTATCTGCAGCGGCCATAATCACATCTGGGAGCCCCTCAGGCACCCGAAAATGCACATAACGCGGAAAGCGACCTTGGCTGTTCAATTCGGCCATCGCAGTCTCCTCAAGTTCAACACCGAAATAGCACGTCTTGACTAAAGGCACAACATGCCTTTTAATGAAGCTAAACACACCGGGTTTACTCGTGGCCTACACAGTGGCTGACCTGATTAAAGCGACCGACGCAAGGCCTAGAACCATAAAGTTCTGGGTTGATCGAGGGCTCATCCGAGCAACCAAGGCCAGCGAAGGCGGTGGCCATGGGGTTCATCGCCAATTTACCCGCAATGAACTGATTCTTGCCTGTCTTCTTTTGCCTCTGGCCATGGGTCGGCGCGGCGATCAGACGCGGACGATCAGTGAGCTGGAGGAGCTCGCAAAGAGCATCCGCGTTGCAATCCACGCCGAACAGGATGTTTTGGAAGAGGCCGTGGCGGGAAGAGAACACCACTACCTAATCCTGACATGGATATTTGGCGGCACAATCAGTACCTGGGTAACGCCGCCGGCTGGCGTAGCGAAAGAGCTATATTTCCCCGGAGTTGTATCTGAATTGCAAACGCATCCCGGCAGGGCGGAGGTTCTTTATCTAAACATGTGGCTTCAACCCCTTCGCAATATGTAAAAAAATTTGACCAAGGAAAGGCACAACGTGACTTTTAACCACGAAATCAAAACAGGCGGCATCCGTCACCGCCGCAAGGGCGACAGGATCGAGCGGGAGATAGTCGACCGACACCGCGCACTCGGCATTCACGCAGAACGGTATCCCTTAAGCGGCGCCTCACGCTTCCGAGGCAGCGGGCATGACTTAGACCTTTATCTGTTCGGCCGGGACGAAGTACCTGCCGTTGCGGAAGTGAAAATCCGTAAAAGCGGAGCAGGGTTCGCCACGCTCGAAAAATGGCTGGCCGAATACGATGCCCTGTTTCTTCGCCGCAATAATGCCGATCCGCTCGTCCTGCTGCCGTGGCGTATTTGGGCGCGCCTTCTTGAAACGGTGCGGCGATGAATATTCGCGCACCCTTAACGCCCAATGTAGAGAATGGGACATCCGCATCAATCGACCGAGTCACGGAGATAGAGCGCCTCGCCGCTCTTGAGTTGGTCGATTATGAAGTGGTCCGCGTAGAACGCGCAAAGGAGCTTGGCTTACGCGCTTCAGTCCTTGACACGCTGCGTGACGAGAAGCGCCGCGAACTCAGACTTGAGTTGCCAAGGGGTGGAGACGGTCAGGGTCAACCGTTGAAGCCAGATGACATTATGCCCTGGCCCGATCCGATTGAGGGCGACCGCGTAGCTTCAAGCCTCAGCATCAAGTTCCAAAAATATGTGCGCATGTCTCAGACACAAGCTGACGTGTGCGCCTTCTGGGTACTCTTGAGTTGGACAATAGATAAATTCTCGCACGCGCCCCGCCTATGCATCACTTCGCCCACTAAGGGCTGCGGTAAGACTACCCTCCTCACGCTGCTATGGGCGGCCTTATCAATCGGGTGGCTGACAACTGGCGACCGCTCTTTACCCTTGCCGACTTAATCGGCTCGGATTGGCCGGACAGGATTCGGGACGCCTGCGCCGCATTGATGCCGAAGAGTGACGCCGACTCAACGGACACAATGGTGCTGTTCGACATCAAGGCCAACTTTGACCAGAAGGGAATCGATAGGCTTTTCTCGGAGCAAATTTGCGAGGAACTAGTGGCTCTAGAGGGCCGACCGTGGGCCGAGTATGGCAAGAGTGGAAAGCCAATCACAAAGCACAAGCTCGCCCACCGCCTTGAGCGGTTTGGGATTGGGCCGGAGAGCGTCAGAATCGGTGCCGAAGTCAGGAGGGGCTACTACCGACATCGGTTTGAGGAAGCTTGGCAACGCTACCTCGCTCAAGACCCCCCTTCCG